AGCAGATACGATAGGATTTTTATTTGTGTCACGTTTCGCAATTGAAAACAAATAATAATACGAGACCACGACATTTTTATGCAGACGAGCGATACCGGCTGCATAAAAAAGTAGTGTACATGTGCGTTAGTATCGATCTAGACATCGATCGCAAAAAGCAGTGCAAACAGCGCCAAGATCAAGTACATTGTGTCATCTGGAGTTAACCTATCCAAAACTGACATCAACGAATCGTTGTTTCGTTGAGATTTGACGAGTGCTTGGATATCACGCACGATTGCAGGATCGAGGTACGGCAAGGCGCCTTCGAGCCCTCCAGATTTGTACGCATCAGTCACGTGACGCCGCACAGATTTAGCATCGAGTTGTTCGGGCGCAATGGGCGAGGTGCCGGACCGCAAAATCGTGTTCTGATATTGCGAATCCTGGTACGGGTTTTGTAAAATAGGCGCGAGCGTCGATGTGCCCCATGCCTCTTCAATGGATGCAAATGGCGCTATGGACATTGCCTAGTGTGTATCTAGTATTTGAACGAGAAATTAATTTCACAATTTACTCAATTGCATCCGGACGAAAGCGAGACTTCGGCGGATCTGGATCGGAGCAGTCATCATTCCACGAAATGGGCCGCGTTTAATTTGTCTTTGAGCTGGGGTCATTGATCCGATTTGATTTTTGATGGCCACCAAATCTGCCACAAGTTGTGCTTCGGCAGCGACAAGAAACATTTTATAATTGTATGCAGCTTCCTTGATCGCGTAATCGTAATGTGCAAACATATTGTGCCGTGCCATACCGTTCGACACGACCTTCTTCCACGCGACTTTCCCGTTACTGAGACGATTCATATTATCTTACATCATTTTTTGTATCACAAAGTGATCACATTCTTGGACTTTTTCGCGGCCTTGCCCTTGCCCTTGCCGCCAAGATCGATCTTCTTGGTCGACGGATCACCCTGCTCGCTCCCGATACTCGTCATATCATCGGGAACAGACGCGAGATCTTCGCTCACGACATCCGATAAATGGCCGTCATCGCTCATATTGTCAGCCGTGCGTTTCGTGCCAGGCGCGAACTTGACGGCGCGCTGCTGCTCCTGGCCACCACCGGGAGGTCTCGGAGGTCCCGAAGGCTCGCGCGATAACTGGGGCATCTGGAACCCGCCAAGCGCCGCGCCGAGTCCGCCGAGCCCGCCGAGCCCGCCGAGGCCGCTCGCCATCCCGCCGCCACCGCCACCGCCACCGCCACCTGCGCCGCCCATCATCGCGCTCAGATCCATTGCCGGCGGCCGCATTTCGCGACGTGCACCTTGAGTCGGGACGCGGCCGCCTTGAGTTGCGGGATTGTGGACGCCTCCACCTGAGCCACCTGAGCCACCTGAGCCACCGCCACCTGTGCCGCCACCACCAGAAGGCGCGGGACCAGGCGAAGCTGCCGCACCGCCTTCCACCGGAGAAGGCTGCTTGGTCATGGCCGCAAGCATCGACGCCATCATTTCGGGATTCGCAGTCATTGCCGGCATCGCCTGCTTCATCATCGTCTGCGAGAAGTGCCACATCATGCCTGAGCCCGCGACCATCAGCATAAGCTCCAACTCCGGCGCCATCTGCACCTTATTTTTGTATTTGTCGTGTAAACGTTCGAAGACGCGATCGTAGTCGTTGATGGATGAATGGCAATTCTCCGACCACCCTTCGAGCTGAAGATCGAACGGATCGTAGCGCCTGTTGAGAAACTCCACGGCGCTCGTCAAACCCAGCAACATCTTCCTCTGAAACTTGATCGAAGCGTCCATGTCCATCTCGGCACGTGCACGCGCCAGCTCGTTGCGCATCTCGCGAATATCTCCCGAAATCCCGAATGTGCGAACGGGCATGCCTGCCTTCTTGAGACGATGCAACTTCAAGAGCAGGTCGGTACGCTCTTCGTCAAATGTCCTGAATCCCTCGGCAGGCTTGAGGACTTCTTCAGGCTCGACATCCTCATACAGCTCCTCCTCCTCCTCTTCCTCTTCCTCCTCTTCCTCCTCATCTTCCTCCTCGTCCTCATCGCGCCCAGCACCACTCATCCTCGACCGACCGCCTCCACCTCCACGACCGACATCCTCGTCATCATCATCATCGTCCTCGTCATCTTCGTCGTCGTCGTCCGGGACGGGCCGAAGCTTGCGTGGATTCGCAAACTCCGCGAACGTCTGACGCACCTCGTTCGGCGGCGCGCGGAACTTATGGTGCGCCTGCTGGACGGGTCGACGGAATGTCGGTGGCGGAGCGACGCGGCGAATGTGTGGCGCTGGAGACGACTGTGGCGCGGGAGATTTCAGAGGCGCGTTGTTGGGCTGGGCGAAGGAGGAAGGTGGCGGAGGTGACGGTGCAGTATCGACCGTAATTAGTGGCGTGCGCGCGGTGCCTGTATCGGTAGATTGGGGCACCGCGAGCGTGGCTCCTGATGGCCCGTTGCGATCGATCGTGATATCCATTCTTCTATGGTAAGATCAGAAAGATCTTCTTAAAAATAAACGCATGATTCGTCTGCTTAACTGTCTGATTTATTTATTATGTATTATTGAAAATCGATGCTGACTTCATCTTGACGAGTCGCGATAATGTCAGGACAGATGGTGCAAGGAGGACCATGACCATACCCCACGTGAAGAGAACATGCATGCACATCAATCCACGCGCCAGATCGGTTTTCGGCGTGATCTCACCGGCCATGACGTTCGTATGAGTCAACCACGCAAAGTACATCTTCGTTCCCGTCTTGGCTTTGTGATCGACTGTAAAGTGTGTATTGAAATCGATGATGTGGTATATCGCGACCATTGATGAATAAACCATCACATTATACAGAATGATACCGTCAAAGAACTTGTTCTCGAAAAGCTTCGTCAACGGAGCAACGAAATGCGCGATGCGTACGAGACTCATGTATAATACCACCACCAAATAAAATCACATCGCGTCGAATTGAGAGGCACGCGCAGCGCAAATGGCCCGCCACGAGCTGGGTGGAGACCTCGCGATTTCCTCGAGCGTATCCATGTGCGTCTCGATAGTATTGGCAAAGACGGGCCTCTTGCATATATTCTTCATCATCTCCAGCGTCACCCATTGAGTATCGATCTTTTCAACATACATGCGGTGTAAATTCTTGCTCCGTAGAAACCCCAGGAGTTTTCGAACAGTGCTGCGTAGATGCGGTATGTATGGGACTTGCGTTATGTACATGTAATACGGCGATCCACCTTGCGTCGTTCCCTGTAACATAATTGCTGTCTTGGGCGTGATACGCGCTCGAAGTTGCTTAACATCGATTAATAAGCCGTAAGTTTCCTCATAGAACTCTCGACATGCCGTCCCGATCTTATCTCGATCGCCCCGATCGACTTTGCCGCCTTGATCTGAATAGCTACCGTCTCGAATATCTTTGCCTATAAGAAAGAGCGCGCGGCCTTTGTGCCAAGTTACTGGGAGTACGCCAGCTGCATAATGAATCATTCTTGAATTCTTAAATAAATAAACTTTATTATTCGCCAATTTAACCGATTATTTAACCAATCCTGGCATTGACTACCCTATTGGTGTACGGGTCATATAGAACAGTAATACGATCAGAGCGGGCCTCGTACAATGTGGGAGATCCAAGAGGCAATGCACGAACGTTGAGACGTGGGTACGTGTTGATGAGCCAATAGCTGACCGTTTCGCGGTTCCGGCCAACGAGAATGGGCCAAGCCGCTCCGGGTACGAGATTATATTGTGGCGTGTTTGCAGCGACGTACCACGACATTGGTGGGCCGGGCGGGAGAGGCGCGAGACCAGTGTACGCCAAAGGGATTGCCAGCTGGGAGTTGGACATCGGCGCGGGCGTCGGAGCGGGCGTCGTCGGGATTGGCGTCTCGGTCGGTGCGAACGTGACGCGACGAATCGGTTTGGTGGGCGCGGGCGTCGGTGCGGGGCGGCGAATGACCAGCATGAATCCACCAGCGAGCACGGCGAGAACTGTGATGATGAGGACGATGTAGAGGACGTCCATTAATGTATGTCCCCATTTTTTTTTCAAGGTACATATGAAATGGCACGCGCGAACAAGAATAAGAAAAACAAGAAACTTCCCATGAGCGGTTCAGAGCCGATGTTCACATGCGCGCCATTCGGATCTTCAAAGTATATACACCGCACCAACTGTTACTCGTACGCAATAGGGCGCCTGAAACGCCGCGCCGAGTCAAACAAACTCCAACCTGGAAATTTGAGCGGAGATCTCGGGACGGATTTCTCGTTGTCCACATGCCACCCTGCAGCCACGCGCGCACGTAACGATTTACGTGCGTCCAAGATGGGATGCGAGATCGATATTGACGCGACATGCCCCGTGGGATACTCGAAAGCCATTTTGATGCTCGACAAGAACTCAGATTACCATTTCTACCGCCAGAATGGGGATGTATTGTATGGCGTCAAGCAAGACGATACGAAAGCTTCGATTGCCGCGATGTTCAAAGTCCCGCTCGCGAATGTCGTGACGACGCTCAATAAGGGCCAGAAACTCAAGATTGGCGATTGCGTCCGTGTCCTTAAAACAGGCGTCTGGTCTCATAAACGAGGCACCGCATATGGACCGTCATTGTACGATGCATCAAATAATCTGATCTTCGATCCGCGATTTTCCGATAATAATTACGACGGCTTGAATTACGATGTATATTGTTCGAGCTTTTGCGTCAAGCGTCCCGTAGAATGCACGAAACCACGAAAAAAGAAAACGACGCTTAAGACCACATGAAATATTGAATTGTAATAATATATGTCTGAACAGCCATTTATCGATGCTCCAACACCACCCGAAGTCCTGGAAAGGATCGCCACATGTCGAGATAAAGTCCGATCGAAGTTCTTCGATATCTTGAACGATGTCGACCGAGCTCGAGATGCGGAGATATGTATTTACAATTATACGTTGGATCAGTGTCGACGAACACATATTCCTCTGTTCTGGCAATCTCATAAATTGAGGTTCAAGTATACGACCAAAGCTCTTTCGGTACTTTTCAACCTGAAAAATCCCAAGAATCCCGGTCTTATCGAACGAGTCCGGTCTGGTGAATGTGGATTGAAACATCTCGTCAAGGCGAGCCCTGCCGATTTGTGGCCCGAATTGTGGAACCCAATTTACGAGAAAGTCGCAGCCAAGCAACTTCGACGCGAATTGCTGGGCGTCGATCCGACGAAAGTCATCGATGGGCCTTTCCAGTGCAGTCGCTGCAAAGGAAGGAAGATTACATACACTTCATTACAAACTCGCTCGGCTGATGAACCAATGACGGTGTTCTGGTATTGTGTCTTATGTGAAAAGCGATGGAAAACGGGATAAATTTAACAAGAAATAAATTAGTTGTTTGATACTAGACATACACTAGAAAAATGGATATGTACAGCGGCGATCCCATGGGCGGCGGCGGCATGTCTGGCACAAGCACGTCAAGTGCATCGCGATCTTCGCCGACGCTCAAGATTGTTTTGGTGTGCGTGGCATGTCTCATTGTCCTAGGTGTCGTCTACTTTGCATTCATCCGGTCGTCCACGAAACCGACGAGTCGGCCACGTGCAACGCAACAGCAACAGGTAATTGCGCCTCTTCCCCCAGCAACTCAAGCGACTCAAGCGACAAACGATACGATGATCAGCGAAGATGCGATTGCCGTCGAGGCACCAGATATCAAGGTGGGAACGTTTGCATTCGAATCAATGACGATGCCCGGATACGTCCCAACACTCGACGGCACGATCCAAAAGAAAACTCCAGGCATGCCGCCGTTCAAGTTTGTCGCATGTGGAGATTCAGGCTATGCGATTCGATGGAACTCGGTCTATTTAACTCTCGATGCCGATAAGAACGCCTACTGGCACGAAGAGAAGCTCGAACCCGATTCATGCTTCAAAGTCATCCCGGGCCAATGCGGAACGACCAAGCATATCATGCTTCGATCGAGCGCCAACAACAATTTCTTGCGTCACGATCCTACAACGAAGAAACTCGTATGTATTGACGCTCCGACTGGCCGCACCGCATCGACATTCTGCTGGAAACTCGAGCCTGATGCCGTCGTGACAAAACAGCCGTGTGGATGCCAGTACTCCTACGAACTGGGCCGCGTAGTATGCACGCCTTGTGATGGCGTCAAGGAAATGCCCGATTCGGCAGGTGGATCGTGTTCGACCGTGACTTCGGGCTACCAGGCGACATGTTGTCTCCGTAAAGGCGCCGCAGCTCAAAGTGATGCCTTTTGCAATACTGTCGCATGGCCCGAAGTCGTCGGGCGGACTTTACAGGAAGCGATGTTGTATATTCGCACGCGCCGTCCCGACTTGACTTTGGTTCCATGTTCGGCGCCATGCACTGCCAACGCCTACCCCACGCAATCTCCCAATACAGTTGTCATTCCGTACGATCCACGCAGCGGACTCGTCGTGGCAGCAGCTCGTCGTCTCATTTAGTTTACAAGACAACGATGAGTTGTCATTATCTTTACTTTGTGGCAGACATCTCCGTTATGAGCCTCGTCCTGCCACACAGCAAAAGCAACAAAACAATTTCCACAATGTATTTTCTGCATCTCGTTATCGTTGTTTACTGGATCGTGTATTGGATAGTTTTTTATATATTGGAATATATCTGACTCAGCGCTGCTAGATGGATATTAGCTCCAGGACGAAGACCGGACGGTCGAGTGTGTATGAAAAATACACTTAAGTGCAGGGTATGTAACGAAAAAACAAAATGCGATGCATCTCGACGACGATATCGTGCATCGCATTTTATTATCTTTAGAATTCAAGGAGCGGCACGCACTCGCTCGCGTCTCGAAACAGTTCTCATATATCCTTTCGAACCGAGCCGATGCTTGGGAGAACGACGCGGAATTCGTCGTGTGTCACACACATACTATCAAATTATGCGTGCGGTGGATGCGTACGCGGTGGTTCAGAAGCTTGCGTATTTTCATCCGGTACCCTTGGCAACTATATAATGCCGACCAAGACCTCGAAGCGTGCAACACATTTATGAATTTTCTCGGAGCGTTTGCGCCCCGTCTTCATCACCTCGATATTTCGGTACCGTACCATATCAACCTACAACAGTACGCGCCTTTTGTCAACATGTGCACTTCACTGAGATCTCTGAGGATGTACGTCTACGAAATGCACCGCGATCTTGATTTCAATACATTGACATCGCTGGAAACGCTGAGCATTGAATCATATATGCCGATTCGAGTGGTTACAGAGTGCACTTTACGCTCTCTCACATCACTGGAGATGAAATCTAAGAGCAGTTCCATCGCGATCGACACCATGAATGTACCGAATCTCAAGAGGTTTTCGCTTGAAGGGGCGCATTTCGCACATCTACCTTCAAATCTGGGCGAATTGACGAGTCTGACATCCCTTTCATTCCAGCGATGCAACTTGATACATCTTCCTGAATATCTATCGACTCTCACATCGCTCAGAAATCTCCGCATAAGCCGCAATTCGTTGACGTCGATCGAGAACCTTCCTCCGAACCTTGTCCTATTAGATGCGAGTCATAACATGTGTGTCGAATTTGACGTGATTCATACGCGCCTCGAGATCCTTGATATTAGTTGCAATCCATATATCTCGAGGTTGGAGACATTGAATCTCCCCAACCTCAAGAGCGTATCATGCTCTGCCATTCCAACACAAACGTTCTTATCGAAATCCAAGTATCTAAAAACGATCCATATCCACGATGCGTGTCGCGGGTACCGTCTCACGAACCCACCATCCCAACCCATCTCGCGCGGACCGACGACGACCGCAACGCGTCTCTTCCTCGATGCCGAAATATACGATGCTCGCGACGCATCGGCCGAACTCGTGGATTTCTTCCATACAAATCCACAGATGCAAATCATGTCTTCTTGATGAGTTTCGTGTAATACATATCCAACGAAGCGCGGAATGTCGGACGAGGCTCGTACGCTTCCTGTTTGACTTTCTTTATTGCCGCCATGGCTTTTGAGGGAGGCAATCCTAATTTATACATCAAGTACGCAGCTGCAATCGTGCATGATCTTTGGACGCCTGCCCAGCAATGGATGAGGACACCGCGGTTGTTTTTGAGATGCGTATCGATGAGCGCGACCGATTCGGGGATTTTCATAACCATTATATTTACCTCTCGGAGATCATCGTCGACACCTACGCGGTGATTATGAGTCGACGTGCCAGGCAAGAAGTTCAAGTTCTTCGTGCAATTCACAATCAACGATATATCTGCATCTCGAATGAACTTGCTATCGACTGCATCGGCCGCGCTGCCTACCCAGACGTTTCGAGCGATGAGCTTCCGAGGATAAAACGCCTCGCGATCAAGGAACGGATTGGTCATTCTTGTGCCTACCTAGACCCACCTCGTAATCTAGAATGTGAGCCGGGTTTTATTTCTTTGGACGCCATGAATTCGCGGCCAATATCTGCAAATAAAATCAATGTGGAATACATACAGACGCGTCATGACCGGCGCAGTCATGCAACTGGCACTCGTGGGTGCAGCCGACGTGATCATGACAGGCAGCCCCGAAATCAGTTTCTTCAAGAGCTTGACGCGGCGATACACACACTACGCGGCCGAATCCGTGCAGATGGCATTCCAAGGCACTGCAGATTTTGGACGAAGCGTATCGGCTCCAATCACTCGTAGCGGAGACCTCGTATCGAAATGTTACTTGCAAATCACATTGCCGGACCTCAATAATTTCCATGCGTCAGTCAACGTTGCCCTTGCCGCGCCGACATCGACCGTGCCTGCGATCATCAGCGCTCGATTCACGAGTTCGACGACTGCGCTCGTGACGATCACGCCTCCGACATCGACTGTGGGATCGCACAGGTACAGAGCCACGCTGAGCCGCAATAATGAAGATGGCATTGACGATTTTTTCTCGGCCTTGTCATCGACGACAATCCTCATCACGGCGCTCGATAAGACCAAGTCGTATAGCGTCGTCGTCAACCGCCAGCTCATGAGCGGCGAGTCCGTCACGTCCAACGACTCAAATTCCGCTTCAATGGATATAATTTGTCTCAAATGGTGCAATTCAATCGGCCACGCTATCATGCGCAGCGTCGAGTGCCAGCTTGGAGGAGCGCGCATCGATCGACACGTCTCGGAATTCTTCGATATTATGTCGGAACTCAATTTGCCCGAAGAGAAACGCGCTGGGTTTGAGCAGATGGTCGGCAAGTATGCCAATTACGATGTGTACGATAACTCGTTCTCTCAACGGACGCTCTTTGTGCCTCTCATATTCTTCTTCAATAAAGCTCCATCGCTCAGCATTCCGCTCGTCGCCTTGGCCTTCCACGAACTCAAATTGAATTTCGAGTTCCGTGATTGGACCGAACTCATCAGATCTAATATTCCCATCTCGACACTGGTTGATACGCGCGGATCGACGCCCAGCATGGAATGTAAATTGTATTCTGAAATGTATTTGCTCGATACCGAGGAAAGGCTCAGGTTCAGCAGCATGCCTCAAGAGATGATTATTGAAGTGTGTCAATTCCTCGGCGATCATCCCATTATTGTCGATACTGAAGAGCCCAATTTGAGCCGCAAGATCTCGTTGAATTTCTCTCATCCAGTCAAGGAACTCATTTTCGTGTATAACCATTCTTCATCGTACAATGCCAATGTGACAGCTCCTTATTATGCTGTCGAAGGCAACGACTACTTCAATTGCGATATGCCAAGCCCGTACACGAGCGAGGAACCTATTATCACGGCCAAACTCCAAATTAACGGATCGGACAGAATCGAGGAACGGCCATCGCAATATTATCGTCTCGTGCAGCCGTTTCAACACCACCTACGCATTCCCAATAAGAAAGTCTATGTCTACAGTCTAAGTCTCAACGCAGACGACATACAGCCCAGTGGAAGTCTCAATTGGAGTCGCGTGGATCAAGCGCATCTCGTCCTGACGCTTAATCCCAATATGATCAATACACGTGGCCGCGTCAGGGTCTTTGCGATCTCGTACAACCTTCTTCGAATCGCAAGTGGCCTCGGCGGATTGGCATTTGCCGGCGGGTAAAGTAAAATAAAATGCGAGCTTGATTCTAGACGCAAACGAGCGTGACAATGACAAATACATATGTGCTGGGCAATGCGCGATGGACCAAGATCCTTGCGAGAAACAGGAACGTCGCGCCTGGGAACGCAATTAATTTCAATGGCCGTGGCGTACCTAGTTTCATTGGCGCAGGAGATGGCGCCGTACCCCTCGGAACGAAGAACCGGATCCATATTGTGAATGGAGCCGAGGCATTTACGTTACAAAAAGAAATGGGCGCGACGGTCCAAGTGATGAATGCCCGACCACCGATCGCATCTGGCAAATATATCGTCAAGACATCATGGTATCGCGGCGCCAAGGGTGTTGACTTCGAGAAATGGGCTCGTCAATGCCGAAAAGAAGCCTACATCCAATCTGAATTATCGACCCAATACGCGCGATGCGGCATTTTCCCTCGCGTCGCAATTCACGGATTCGTGCGCGGCGCGTTCCACGTCGTTTCCGAATGCCCGCCAAACATCCGACTCGTCGATATCGAACGTATTTCGACGGTCGCCGAGGCGCGCGCGACATACAACGCCGTCGCAGCTGCTATTTATTTGATGTGGACGTCGAAAGTAGCTCCGATGCGGTATGCGCCTCACATGTTCGCCCTCGCAGGGGCTAGATCGCCACATGCCGTCGTTCTCGATTACAACCAGATCGTGATTTTCGACGAGGTTGTCGATAAAGCGTTTCGTCCGTATTTGCAGCGATTGAAGACCGTCGAAGGATCATGTGGCCGCCTCAAAACGAAACCGGGGACATTGGAAAGTATTTGGTTTGGGCTCAGATCTGTGACACGCCGTATGATGTCGAAACATATATCGCTCTACAAATCGTACAAGGAACCTGGCGAACGGACGACGTACACGAGCGTCATGAATTTCCTCGCGCGACTCGGCGAAACCATGAACGATCCGCCTGCCGCAGGTCGTCCCGTTTCAAGAGGAGGACGCGGCCGACGGACATTATTCGGCCGAGGTCTTCGACTCCTGGGCGGCCGCCGCGGGAGTCGGAGCGATCCCGATAAGAAATCACCTCCGTTGAAAATCAGGAAAGTCGCGACGTTGCCTGAATCTGAAGGAGGGTGGCGTCCACGCAAACATTCGGCGACATGGGGCGTCACGCGCACTGCCGAAAGCAACCATAATAACCATAATAACGCGCGCCACGGAAACCGTACATCGCAATTCCGCGCACCCAACGCTATCTATACGTCTCCCAAATCCACACCGTCAAACACTGGGAACGAGAACGGCATTGCGAGCGCTCCTCCGGCCCAATCGACGCCAATGTTTCCCGCATCGTCAGCGCCTCCCAACCCATTCGTAAATAATAAAGAGGAGTATAACGATCCGTACAATTTACGTGGCGTGAAAAATACATGGAGTGGATTGAATCAGAAGCGGAAGAATTTCATCGTCGAATCTGAGCTGAACAAATCTAAAGATGAGATAGATCGCTTGAAGAAAATCCCTGAAGTATCTGAGATGCTTCGTCTGAAAGCCCAGAAGGTAGAGTCTATGTATAATAAATCTAGCCCGGCCGCCCAATCACAAAGTAGAGATAATGAAATGACGAAGATCATCTCGAATGCCGTGACAAAGGCATTCCGCGGCGAGAACTCATACGTTAACAATGCATCGCGCAACGCCCGGATCCTTATGGAATTACACAAGGAGTTTAAAGTGACGTGGCCAAATATCGATAAGAATGTCAAAGATGGTATCGTGCAAAAATACATTACCCGATTCCAAAATTTGGATTTGTATAAACAACTCATTGCCTCGAACAAACTCAATACACTCGTCCGAACTGTCTACGCACACAACACATCGAGGTACAATATTGGAAATCGCCCTGGGAACGCACATAAAAAGTATTTGGACCATCGACTACGTATTTACATTGCCGACTACTTGCATAAAGGATGTATTTTTGGTGTAATGGATGATAATAAAGTCATATCGTACATAGACCAACAATTCAAAAATGATGTTCAGCAAGTCAAAAATGTTGCCGCATTCGCTTCCTCGGACGCAACTCGTGCAATCAAACTTGGTTACCGACAAGCTTTAGGATTCTTGGAACGGTATGTCTTTGGCCCTTCAATGCAAACAGGAAATGGCAATACCAATAAATAACTACTTCCTCATGACTTTGATCGATATTGTCGCTCCCTTTTTTTTCATTTCCTTGGCATTATCGTCATCGTCGTATTTGGGATTAAATCGTTGTTTGTTGAAACCCCAATAGGCAGGTGGCCCCATTCGAAATTCGCGATTCATTTTAGCTTTGTAGTGGAAGATCTCCGAGTTTGAGCCGCTGTTATCCAAAACAAGGCACCCATAGTCTTCGGTACATGCATCCATTATCTTATTAAAGGCGTCGAGCGAGTCGATGAATGGAAAGAAGTTTTTATATAAACGTTCGCGATAGAGGTTATCGCGTAAGATGAAAACGTAGTCGACATTACCACGCAGCGAGGGCGGAAGATCGAGAGCCCATTGCGAACTTATGATCAGCATGATCGAATAATGACGGCCGTTGAAGGCCAACTCTCGCAGCAATTTCGAGTTCATAAATTTTCGGTCGAATGCACAGTCGTCCAGAATAACAAAGCATGGATCGCATTTATCGTCCTTTTTCAGACGTCTTTGCCGATCGACTAATCTTTGGAGCGCGTCGGGATTGAACTCGTCGTACACAAAGACGCTCGGTACGAATTTCCCGAAGAAATTGTTTCCTGCCTCTGTTCCTGAAAACACAATACCTGACAAATGCTTCTTGAAAAACATGATATCTTTTATCAGGACGGATTTTCCCGAACCGCGGCGCGCGATCATACATGCAACAGATCCCTCTTTCATTGTTTTCGGACTAAACCGCTTGATTTCGATGCTCATGGCCTAGAATAAGACTGTAAAAAAAATGACAAATTTAGACACACGATGTATGTCGAACGAACACTTAAGGCCGGGTCAAATCCACGAATTATACTTAAGTAGAATACGATGGAATTCGCCGAACGGATCGTCGAATTGAGATTGCGCGGTTATATATGTATACAGCCACTTACAAAGCTCTTGTACACGAACGGCGTCACGTACTATTTCAAGAAAGGTCAATATTTCACGTGCTACGACGAAAACGATCCCGAATGGAAATCGGTGATATTTAATTCCAAACTCAAGAAACTCGCTACTAATCGTAGCGGTCAAGTGAAATTGACGATCGAAAGAGCTTCCGCGACGATCTCTTCTTCGTGCGCAACAGACCCGTCGGCATGGTGCGTCGAGACCGCGAAATCCGATACGGTGAATATGTATCTACCATTCAACACAAAGAAAGTACGAGTTGCACTGGACGCTGCCGAATCTGGTATTGAAGTCGCCGAGTAATGCGGTATCGTTCCCGTCTTCACATATGCCGTTCCGTCGAGTCACGTCTCCCATTACACCGTCGAGACGAAGAAGATGCGCGATATTCTCCTCGCATCGAACGAGACCAAGATCAAATCGCTCATCGAGAAATGGGAATTGCTTAAGTACCTCGACAAAAACGGGAAGTTGACCGCTTTCGACAAGTACGAGATGCGTAATACCGACGGCGCGATTCGTCGTGTAGATGATAACAACAAAAAACGGCGCATTGAAGGTGTTGCGCCGAAGCTGAGCGTCACGATCGACGGCACGACGATCCGGATGCCTGTCGAACGGCATCGCGCGTACATGTCGACGTTCAAGATGGACGAACGCCGCGAGCACCAAGATGAAATCGACCATATCGACGGCAACGATTCCAATAACGTGCCGTGGAACTATAGGTGGGCATCAAGAGTCGATAATTGTCTAGCGAAACATTCCGAGATGGCCCGTCGAGACATTCCCAATATCGACGCGCTGACTGAAATTCACGGCGAGCCTTCTGATCCCGTGGTATGGAATGGGTGGACTTTTCATTCGAACATGTGGATCATACGTCCCAATAAATCGCGAGATAAACGATTCGTCGCGCTCATCGTGTCGGACGATTACCCATTGATCGGCGTGTCGCTCAAGGACGCCGAGAACAATCCGATGAAACTTCGGAATATTTATTGTCATATGATCGTCGCGTTCAAGTACCGCGCCGATCTCCCAATCTCCGAAGGCACACGGAAATATCTTGAGTCGGCAGGTTTATCAGAATCGTACTTCGCGACATCTCCAATGACCGACGTAGAATTCTCCAATGCGCTCAAGAATGGCGGATTGGTGATCATGCACGCCGACGACGATAAATCCAATTATCGTTTAAGTAATCTCAAGATCGGGACGATTTCCGAGAACGGGTTCGATCGTCACGACAATCTCACGACGACGTCACGAAAACGCGTCAAACTCATCGTTGTCGTATCGGGTGAATTTCAGATTTTCGGATCACATAATGAAGCCGCGGCGTTTTTGGGCGTTTCTTTTCAAGTGGTCTCGAACGCCGCGACTTTCAACAGGACGCGCGAGATCGCAGAGTACAGGAAAACAAAGAGTAAGAAGACGGATATGAAGTATTACATCGTCGATGCCGCTTAGGTAAACCATACGTTTATATGTCTTTCCGATAATCAGGCATGTTTCCATGTAAGACCGAAAATGACACAAACCGTGGGAGTGTACAAAAGCGAACAGGCCTCCGCACTGGGGCGGAGGTCCTGATGGTCGGGCGAAAGAGTGAACTACGACCCGACCATTGTTGTTGTTGTGAAGTACTCAGACCCGAGGCGGAGCACCGGCCCTCGTCAGAGCCGTTGGCCGAGGCGTTCCCGCCAATTCCGCGTTAAGGCACCGAAGGATGTTCAGCGCCGCGTTCAGGTCCCTGTGCTTCAGCGAACGGCCCGTCGCTTTGCACTCGCTGGTACAGCGGCGCACTGCGCGGTTGAATCCGATCACCAATTCGTTATTTATGTTTCTCTTCGTCCTCACGTCTCCTGTGCGACCGTCGCAGTCGTGACACACGCACGTGGTGTAGTTCTCGTCGACCAGCCGCGTGTGCCACATCCGCGCGCACTCCTTGAACGCCTGCGTCGTCGGGACGGCCATCTCCCCGCGACCTGTCGATGCAATCTTGGCTTGGCCGAAACCGACGATCACCCTACGTTTCCTCTCCTCGGCCGACCCTAAACCAAGGCCCTTCCCTAACGATGCAAGGAATCCCTGTAGCACCTTCTTCTTGCCACAGTAGGTCCCAAAGCGCCCGCGACTCGCGCGTCGAGCGTAGTTGACTTTCCACACGGCGTCACACCCGTCTGCCTCAACGGATAGGAACGCGTTGTATCGATCTACTGATGCAGTCTTTGAGTTGTGGTCTGCGAGCGCCAAATTATGAGCTTGCAACGGGGCGCTCCACTTCTTCCAGGACTCATTGAGGCTGTGCGTCCCGCTCTCGTGGTAGTATCGTCCTCTCGTGAGCTGGAAGCGCTTGTTGTCGCCGTCGCGAACGAGGTACATAATGTTGCTGCGGCCTGGATCACATGCGATCTTCACCACGTCGTCGGGTACCGGGCCGCCGTACGTCAGGTCACTGCGTCGCTCATCGGCTCGAACATTTTTTGCGGTCTTCCTCGTTTTCTTTTCAACGACCGTGCCATTGACCTCGGCAAGATCCTTGACCGCCTTGGCCTCGTCGCGTTTACGCTTCATTTCGGAGCGGTTGCCACCTTTGATGCGGTTCACGCCGACCGGCCTGTACTGCACGGAGATCGTGACACCGTCGGTCTGCACGTAGCACCTCTGCTTCAGCTGGTTCGAAGGGCCGTGTGCGCGTCGTCCTTTATCCATCCTCTTTTGGTCGAAGGTGCTCGCAAAGTGGTCGGGTGCCAGGGCCCAAAAGTCCTCGAACTTCATATCGTCAGCAATCACTGACCCGGTTTTTTTGAACAGTACAAACAAAATCTTGGAGTCGATCGTCATAGAGTGGCGCTTGATGGTGCAGAGCGGCGCCGGCGTCCACAATTTTGTGTGACCGGGTTGGCCGTCCTCAATATTCTTATTCTTGCTCTCAACGTAGCTCAAGTATCGAAACGATGCTGTCAGGCACGCAGTCGCGTTTTTTTTCAACAGACCTTCACCGAGCCCGTCGGTTGACTCGTCGCCAAGGCCGAATGCTTTCCGTTCAAATCGCACACATCCAGATTGGTCGGCGTCGAGCTGCAAGACGGTCTCGAAATCGCAAGGCCGACGTTTCCACGTGATCAGCTTGTGGAGTATGGGTGCCACCTCATCGCCAAAACGCGCGACCAGGTACTTGTACAGCCGGCCATTGTGGTGCACCCAGAGGTTGTTGTGAAAGGCGGTCATATACGTAGTGCGTGCGTAGTCCATTATCTCTTTCAACTGTATACCAGGGGGTGCTGGTGCTAGTGGGTAGCGATGTTCGTTGATTTCAAACCACGCCGCAAATCCAGGGACCGGGAGCCGCTTCTTTTTCGATCCTTTGACACCCGCAGTGAAGCATTGGCTCACAACAGTCTGTCTAGGCGTTGTATTGTCGATGTCGATCCCGATGCCGGTGGCGTGTGCGTGAAGTAGGAATCCGTTGACAATTCGGCTGCCTCTAACAGATAGCTCGCTCACGAAACGAACACAATCCTCGATGAGCGGTGCCAGTTCCGGGATTAGGAGCGTTGTTTGGAGACCCGACTTGATTGTTATTGTCCGGTCCTTTGGATCATGGATGGTATCATCTTCGTTTCCATCCATCGTATGATGAAAAAATAACGATGTTGATTATGTGGAACACGAGTCCTTAACCGTCACTTATTTATTTTGGTGTCCTTAAGCGTGACTTTTCGATTTTGTTGTTACTTTTGTGTTTTGATAAAACATCACAATTTGTGGATTTGTGGTGAAGTATGTGTGCGCGTATTTAGATGTGTGCTTTTGATATGTTTCTTTCAACTGTTATGAGCCCCGCCGCGCCCGATGGGGCCCAACGGCCATGGCAGGAGAGCGGCCATGGACGACGAGGTTTTGTGGTGCGTGTGCGTGAAGCGCGTCATGATGCAGATGCAGCCGTCCCGCACGCCCCTCGGCATCGTCGAGGCGCTCGAACTGGTCAACGACACGGCGCACTACCCGTGGAAGAAGAAGATCCTCTACGGCCCCACCATGCGCAAGGCGATTATGGTGAGCTTCGAGGCCAAAAA